GTGTCGTCCAGCCAAGCAAGAAGGTGATCGGCAGCATGACGCTGCCACCAGCCCTTCTTCATCTTGGGATTCATGTAGCGGCGAAAGGCGTGGAAGGAGTCGTACGCCTCGAACTGCATCTTGCGTTCGATCAGATCGAGATCAATTGTCGAGTAGGTTCGTAGGGAGCCCACGGGCCTCCAACTCCTTCATCAGCTCTTCCCGGGTCATCTGGCTTACCTGCATCTGGACAGGGCCGCCCCCTGGGCCTGTATGCTCCAACTGCTGCTTATCGCCGTACTTCTTGGGCTTGAGCTTGGCAGCGCGCCATTGAATGGCCCAGATAGCCACGCGAGCCTCATTAGCCCCTATCTCTCCTCTCAGCATTCGTTGCGTAATGTCTTGAATATCATCGTCTAATGCGTCCGCCTGAAACTCTCGTGCGCGCGCGATAATGGGTGCAAGCTCATCCTCAGGATCATTCAGCCACCGCAGGACAGTGACCTTATTGGGCATGTCGCTAGCTGAGCAGATAGAACGAAGCGAAAGGCCGTCCATTAGCCCTTCGCATATCTTATTGATGATCTCGATTCGTTCTTCTTTGGTGTAAGCTTTCCCTTGATGACTCACAGGCCTTACTTCTTTGGTCTTCTTAGGCTCTTTCGCCATTGTTCATTCCTCTCAACTGCTTCTCTGCTGCTTCGATGTCGTAGAGGAGGTGCTCATGGCAATAGCCGTAGATGGTCTACCCACCGTCATTACCTGTCTCCCACAATGCCGACTTGTCCATGAAGGCTATTTGCCACCACTTATCGCAAGTCTGGCATGTCTCTTTGATTTCGATTTGACCTTTGTTGGTATCTGCTACCCAAGTGCGGGATAGGAACCGCTTGCGCTCAGGCTTGCTACCAGTGATGGAGAGTATACAGCCTGTCCTGTTGAAGAGTCGAAATTCTCCCTCTGCCCAAAGAACGCGGCAGCGGCCATATTCCTTGGTGCCAATACGGACCATTGCGGAGCGGAAGTCTGTTATCTGGAGAGGAGGGAGGCCAAAGGCTGTCATAGTCTGCGCTCTAGTTGTGATCACCCGTTATTGTGGGATTTGATGACGCTCTGAATCACCAGTGATGACACATAGCATCTTTGGGCATAACGCCTCGGAGACCTTCCGCTGGTCGAGGTTGCGCACTGCGCCGGCATTGGCTTGGACATACAGGCCGGTGGCCTCGATCAGTACCAGAGCGCCGGTGTCGTAGCCATCGCGCGTGACGGTGCCGAGTGCCCGGCTTCCAGGCGGAATGGTGTTGGTGTAGAGCCTCCAGTTTCTGGAGAGGTCGATCGAGATCATGGTGCGCTCCTTATCGGTGTTGCCTTACCAGACGGTAAGGCCGGTTTCGACGTCGTAGTAGTCGTCGCCCATATGCACGACGACGAGGAAGGTTTCGATGTCGCCGGCATTGAGAAGACAAATCGCGTCGTGCTCGGTGGCGGTGTATTCGGTGTAGGTCGGCGACACACCAGCTCGGCGGGCGGCCTCGAGGCTGTGGTGGCCATCCAGCACAACTCGGAACGCCTCGCCTTCGACTTCGAAACTCGGGGAGACCATGACTTCGAAATCCTCGGCATCGATCTTGGCGGAGACGATTTCTTCGTCGATGTAGCGCTGACTGCTGATGGTTTTCATGGTTTCCTCCGCTGCGTTGTGTGCTTCGTTATTGGGCAGCGCCCCATGCGCCGCTCATGGGTGTAAATTAACCGCTAGCCTATACGGAGTCAACTATTGTTTTAATCTTTTTTTAACTATTTTTGTATTTACCCCTTTTACTTGTTGCTCTGGCCCGCAAAGGTTTCGGTGATTCGCATTACATATTCCTGGCAGGACCGGAGGCGGATAGCTACCTGATCGGCCTCTGTGCCTATTCGAAAAATTCGCTCAATAGCCTCTGACGAAACTCCGGCTTGGCTGGAACCATCATTTCCGCTGGCGGATCCGGGATCACTGGAGGCTCCGGGCATATTGGCGCTACACGATTGCCATTGCTGGCGCAGCCTGAGATTGCCAGAGCGCAAATCAGCCACAACAGCTTGATACTCTTGTTCGGTTGCATTTAGCTTCCCTCGTAGGTCTTCGCTCAGCGCCTTGGCGTCTTGCTTGAGCTGGAAGGTTATTTGGTTGTAGCGGGATTGGAGTTCGGCGAATTGCTGGAGCTGTACTAGCCTCTCCGCATCCCAGGCTGCCTGTACCTCGCTCCTGCCGCGCTCGTAAGCTTTGGCATCTATCCGATAGGCGAGATAGCCACAAGCGATTACGGCGGCTCCTAGAGCGAATGGTATCCACTTGTAGCCTAGAAGCGCCTTAACTAGCACCAGTGTAAGCCTCTGCTATCCGCTTTGACGCTATCTCAAAATATTTATCATCCATCTCCATGCCGATGAACCGCCGGCCGGTGTTCGCGCAGGCCACGCCAGTGGTCCCGCTGCCCATACAGTTGTCCAGCACGGTGTCGCCTGGGTTGGTGTACGTGCGCACCATGTATTCCATCAGAGCGACAGGCTTTTGGGTGGGATGTAAATTCAACCGCCGCTTGTCTGTAGAAAACGTCAGAACGCTTCTCGGATAACGTTCGGTGGAATCGTAGGGAGGTTTTTCGGCATGCGCGCCGTAGTTTGTACTCTGCTTAGCATTTACCTGCTTGGCCTTTTTGCGAACATGTCCTGATGTTTTTTGTGGGTTGTAGGTCGGTAAAGTCTCATAAAAAACCAAAACATTCTCGTGAGCCTTCATCGGACAGCGCTTTGCATTCAAGTAGCCGGTTGCTTCGGTTTTCTCCCATATCCATTCATACCGCAGCATACCCAGGTTTGACGCTCCAAGAACTTTGTCGAACGGCGTTTGCGCGGTCAGCACGATAGCGCCACGGCAGATGCGCCGGTACTCTCCCCACAGCAGATCAAGCGGTAACACGCTGTCCCACTTGTTTCGCGTCGTGCCATAAGGCAAATCACATAGGATTAAGTCAATGCTTTGGCCTGGGAGCGATTTCATTAACTCTAAGCAATCACCTTTCATCAATGAATAATCAGCCATTTCTCAACCTGTCCGCCAAAGTGATTGCTCTCTGCCCCACTTGCTGACGCCATCTGCTGTCTAATAGCTCAGCCGCAGCAGTGGGGTAATCTCTCGCATCTAATGCGGCCCACATCTTCTTAAAGCCTGAAAGTCTTGGAGCGCCCATAGCGAAGGAAAGCTCGACGAGGACGTTTTGCACGTTGTCTGAGTGATTGCGCC